CACCCTTGGAGCAAATCATCCCAGCAAGGCCATTGTCGAGCATGAGATAGGCGATAAACTTGCCGCCCTGTCCACCGATGAGTTGCGCCTACGTCTCGTAGAACTGGTGCAACAGGCAGGCGGTACCCTCCGTGCCAGTGGTGTCAAAGGTATAATTGATGTCACCCCAGTTAGTGACTAACAATGGCCACCACTCCCCAATTCACCCCGCTCCCCAACTTAGCTAATGTCAAACTCGCCGCCGACATCGCGGAACTCACCGACGAGCTAATCTTCCGCGAGTCCAATATCAACACGCCCAAGTCGGCCATGTTCTGGCTCCGCAATGGCACACGCACCGTTGACGAGCAAGACGCCAACAGCCGCAAACCATTCCCCCTATCCCCCTACTTCGACTACATTGCCGCCGACATGATGGTCCGGCCACCCAAGGGCGAGTCCCTCATCCACGCCACATACAAGTCCCGCACCCTAATGATGTCATGGACTGCCGCTGGTCTAGCCGCCCACATGATGGCCACCCAGCCCGACACCCGGGTCATTGTGCAATCCGCCGACCAGCCCCGTGCCGCCAAGATCATCGAGAAGATCAAGGTCCTGTTGATGAACAGCACTGACAGGCTAAAGGGTAAATGGCTGGGCGACCTCACCCTCGACCTGTTCTCCCAGTCCTATGCCGAATGCAACCTCCCCAATGGCTCCAGTGCCGCCGCCTTTGCCAGTGGCTCTGACAAGATACGCTTCGAGCACGGCACCATCTACATCTTTGACGAAGCATCCCTGGAGGATGAACTACTTGAATGCGTCACCAATGCTCTCGCCGCCAAGACCCCATATATCTGGCTAATAGCCACCGCGAAACCGGGTCCATTGAACGAAATCTGGAAGGAATGCAAGCAGATCCCGTGGTCGTACAACCCACTTCTACACCAGGACTCGTACTCCTACACTCACCTTTTCGACCATGGCAGTCTTGCACAAGTTGGACTATCTGGTTTACTGGTACCCACCCCGGGGATGAGCAATGACGTCAGTGGGCCGATACCAGGATTGACAAAGCACCTCTCTCCCCAGGGGTGGGTGTTCATTCGCGTCCACTACAGTTGCGACCCATCCATGCGGGACCCGGCGAAGTTGAAACGGGTAGCCAAGGTCTTCGGTGGCATGGGATCGCCCATGTGGAAGCGCGAGATGGAGATTGATGCCGAAGCCCTAGGCGGTGCCTTAGTCCACCCCAAATACAGTGAGGCCATCCATGTCATCCCCGATAAATCCATACCCGAACACGGCTGTCTCTTTATGTCCATTGATCCTCATCCACGTACCGAGCACGCTGCCCTTTGGATGCTCGTTACTCGCGAGTACGACTTCTATTTCTATCGAGAGTCCTGGCCATCGAATGTTTATGGTACTGGTAGACGGCTCCGTGACGAGGATGAGTGTAACCGTTACACCGTGCGTACCTACGCCGAGTACATAGCCTTTGTCGAGGGCAATGAAATCGTTGCCACCAACCCCGGTACGCCATATGAAATGTACCAGTACACCCATAAGGACGGGGGCGAACGCATTGTATCCCGCCTCATGGACCAAGCAGGCAAGGGGTTTCGCATCAGTGGCGAGGGCACGCCCGATCTCTTCATCTATGACGAGTACCGCAAGTATGGGATCTATTGCCAGGACCCACGTAAATCCCACGCCGTTGGTAATGACAAGATCGACGAACTCCTCGAACCGCGCCTATGGAACCAGATTACTCGGCCACGGCTATTTATCGCCGAATCCCTACTTGAGCTACGTGCCGAGTTTCGCAATCACCGCTACGCCACGACATCGACGTCACTCACCAAGGATCTCAACCAGCGTGTATCGCAGTTCCGCACCCACATGCTGGACAACTGCCGCTATCTCCTAAGTGGTAACATATTCTACACCGAGATGATGGCATCGAACCGTTACCTCATCTCCAACCAGTTCTCCTCGCCGCAACAGCTAGTTAGTCACTAACAAGGAGTCGCCATGACCGAACAAGACCGCATCGACGTCGCCGGGGGCGGACCATATGTGCCCAGCGGCAATGTAGACTTCTCGCAAGGTGACCACGACGACGACCGCGCCCGGAACATGGACGACCGCATACGTCGCAGTGAGAACTGGCTGGAGAACAACTTCTGGCCCGTATGGGAGCGCACCTGGGAATCATATAGTGGCTTTCGCAAGCCCATAGTACTCAACGACCCCACTATGGCTGCTCCTGGTACCCTGGACGGCGCATTTGCCAGTGATAGTGTCGCCATTCTACGCGCTGCCTCTAATCGCGTCCAGCGCCAGGATCGCACAGACGGTCTCCCGGTGCTGTGGAATGCCTGCCAACGGGTGGTCGCCCGGGTCAACGCCAATGTCCCCATCATTACGTGCAGATCCCATGACCCGGCACGCGCCGACCGCCTCTCTGCGTCGTACATGTACTTCTACGACAAGGCGCAACGTAAGTCCCGGGTCGTCAACAAGACATTGACCTCCACCTGGATCACCGGCTGGGGTCCCAATAGCTGGGGCTGGGATGACACGACAATTAAACGTATACGTCTCGTCCGCCCAGAGCGCATGACCGATGACATGATCACCGCTGTACTGGAGACGTACAAGCCGCAGTTGGCGACCATCATTGAGGACATTGTCACCGCCGCCGGTATCGACCCCAATGATGAGGAAGCCATGGATGATGCATCATTGCAAGCCATCCCAGTCCTTGCCCAGCAATACGGCCACAAGGGGCGGCTACGTCTCATCTATGACGAACGTGGCTACGTTGGCCCAAGCGTCAAGTACACGTTCCCCGGTGACATATTCCCCGAACCGGAGTTCGACACCCTTGCGACCTGTGCCTACGTAGGCGAATACATGCGTGTCGGCATCGAGTGGTTCCAGGAACTGTACGAACGGCACAAGTTACCAGACGGCAACTACGACCCGGAGCTAGGCACTCGTATCCAACGTGTCATGGATGAGAAGCCACATGGTGACGTCCGCGCCATAGGTTCCCAGAGTGAACGCCTGCGGGGCAACCTGTACAATCTCATCAAACGCTCCACCTCCAACAACCCGTCCAACGAGGGCACCTACGCCGACGACATGGAGGTACGCTGGGGCGTGCATAAAATCGAATACCCAGGCCGTGGCGGCGAGGACGCAACCGTTGAGTACAAATGCGGCAACATCTGGCTGGGCCACTTCTACTACCCGTTTCTAATAGGTGATGGTAAAGTTGCCCGTACAGAACTACGCATCGTAGAGTCCATCCTCGGCGGTATCGGCGAATCGCCAGCGCACCACATTGTATCCCTGGCTGACATGTATGCCCAGTCATTCTTTCAACGCCACGATCTCATTGACGCCATTAGTAGACCCCTCCTATGGACCGATGATGCAGCCCTGTGGAGCAACCCCGAGTTCTTTACCCGTAATACGTCTGGTTTCCGGGTCGTCTACACCAGGGGCGGGGGGAAGTCGTTTGGTTTCGAACAGTCTGGCCCTGCTATTGCCTCTGCGCTATCCAGCATGAACAGTGATGAGTCGGCAATGAAACTCATCCAGTCCACCACTGGTGACTCCAACCTTGGCAACATGGCGGAACTCACCCCCGGCCAGAACAACACTGCCACCGGTGCCAAGATCATGGACCGTAACACCGCGATACTCTCTGGTCAGACCACGTCCATGTTCGTGCAGAAAATCGGTGAAGACTGCGAGATGATGAGGGAATTGTTACGTAGTGAACTCAACGAGGATCTCGCACTGGATCTAGGCCAGTACCACATGCTCAGTGGGCAGTCGGCGAAGTTGCAAGAAGTCGATGAGTCAATGGTGACCATGGAACCGGAAGACTACGAGGATGATGGAGAAATTATCATAGACTCCACCTCCATCTTCCCCGACGCCAAACAAAACAAGGTCAACGAGGCGAATCTAATATACGGGCTGGCCAAAGAAAACCCGGACAAGATGCACATCGACGAATGCATCAAGGACGTCCTCAAAGCCATGGGCAAGGGCAAGGACATTAGTCGCATTATGATCCCGCCGCCGCCCCCGGGCAGTGAAGAGGCCAACGCTCAGGCTAACCCGATGGAAGCACTCAAGGGCGCACTACAGGGCAAAGGAGGCCCACCGAATGGACAAGCAAACGCTGCACCCAACCAACCTGGGGGACCCCCACAGGGACCAGCCAACACCAACCCAACTTCCCCTGTTCCAGCCGGGGGTGCCGCCGGAAATGCCAATGGGGTACCCGCCACTAGTGTTCCAGGAACAGCCGCCCCGGAACTGGAAGGACAGCAGGCAAGTCATG